GTGGAGGTAAGACTTGAAAAGTTTATTAAGGACTATCCAGCATTTCGTATTGCAACAGAGCTTGAGGTTGTCGAGGCAACTCGATACATTGTTAAGGCGTATCTATTTAAGGATGCTAGCGATGGCGTTGCGTGGGCAACAGGGTACGCTGAGGAAACAGTTACTAGCCGTGGCGTTAATCAGACTTCAGCACTGGAGAATTGCGAGACTTCGGCAATCGGCAGAGCACTTGCAAATGCAGGTTATGCGCCTAAAGGAAAAAGACCAAGCCGCGAGGAAATGAGCAAAGTCGTTGCTACAAAAGTAGTAAAGCCAGCAGTTCAAGATGTTAAGGCAGATGATCAGGACTATTGGACTACTCCTGTAGGACATTACAAAGGCGTAGTAGATGCACCTGTCACACTAGATAAGGCTATGGAGACTATTGCAGCTGTAATGGGCACAGGTGAAGCACAGGAAAGCCCATCATGCAAGCATGGACACATGCAATGGCGTGAAGGTGAGAAGAATGGCAAGGCATGGGGTGGCTTTATGTGCTCTGTCGTTAATCATCAAGGGGGCGAGCCTAAGTGCCCGGCCTTATGGTATGTAGTAGGTAGCGATGGTAAATGGCAACCACAAAAGGCAAGGGGCTAATGATGGGTCATGTAGAGTATTTTGATGAGACTACGGGCGTGTGGACTAACTTAGAAGATGTGCCACTGTTCGACACAATTAACTGCCAGCTCTGTAATGAACCTACAGAAGCTCATGACATTGTAGCTGAGATTAAGTTCAAAGATGATCAGCCTATTGTCGGCACATGGCAGTGCAGGAAGTGCAAGGCAGTCAATGGATAGAGAAAACCTATTCACGGCTATGATTATCGTGATGTTTATTGCAGGCGTAACAATGGGCTTAATGCTCAATGGCTAGTCAAGCAAGAAAACACAGAGGTTTCCGCACAGAGCGCGTAGTCGCACAGTACCTATCGACTGTCTGGCAAGGCGCATGTGTGGGAAGGGGTAGTGGCAAGGATATTGTTAATGTGCCGTTCGATGTTGAAGTCAAAGCCCGCGCTGGATTTCAACCGAAAGCATATTTAGCACAGCTGAAAAGCCGCACAGCCATTTCGGGGGAATTAGGCTTCGGAGTTATTAGGCTCAACGGACAGGGTGAAGATGCGCGTGAGTATGCCGCGATCATCCGTTTAGAGGATCTCTTGCCACTACTCATATTAAAGTACGGTCACCTAGACAAAGAACCTACTGAGGCAGACATAGACCGATGCTCTGGCTGTGGGTCATACATGATAAGGAAGTGCTTAACTTGCCAACCTATGACTACAAATGCTCACGATGCAATCTCAATCAGGAGATCAATCATGGATGGCACAATAGACCAGTAGTGCTATGTAACTATTGCAATGAGCCTATGGTCAAGGTTATAGGCGTTGCAGCTACACATTTCAAGGGCAAGGGCTTCTACTCAACCGATAAATAGTTATCCACAAAAGTTATCCACAGGGGGTAATCATGAAACGACACGCCGTTCTGAACAGGACTTATACTAATGTGCTTGACTCCAATGGTACGCTCACTAGGCAGAGCCTCTCAAAGGCTCAACCCGAGCCGCTTAAGCGGATAGCTCGGGGGGTGCTAGTAGCTATTGGGATAGCTCTATGCTTTATGCCTGAAGCAGGTGGATCTAAACCAATGCAATTCGTAAGCTATAAAGAATATGCTTATCATCTATTAGGCTATAACTTAAAAGAATATAAATGCTTAGCAATACTCTATGGTAAAGAATCTGCATGGAATCCTAAAGCAGCTAATGGATCTCACTATGGTATTCCTCAAGGTAGAAGTACATGGCTTAAAGACCAAGATGGTTATACTCAGATACAATGGGGATTGAACTACATAGGTCATAGGTATGGTGAACCATGCATAGCCTTGAATCATTGGAAGGCTAAGGGATGGCATTAGATAAGCTGAACAGTAGGCGGTATCGCGAGCAGCGCGAACGGGTGTTTATGCGTGACGGTAGATCATGCCAGTTATGTGGCACAGATGAAGGTGAGATGCACATCGACCACATCATCCCACGCAAAGCAGGTGGCGATCACAGCCTTGATAATCTAAGAGTGTTATGCAAGTCATGCAACCTACGCAAAGGTGCGCTCAATGAGGGTGTTTTTTTAGCACGAGCGGCTACCCCCCCTGTCTTTTCAACCTATATCTCCCCGATGCAGTCCGAGACGATGCTGGACAGTCCTTTTAAGACCCGACCTGATCCAGAACAATGACAACTAAGCCCAAGAAGTCCAAAGCCCTACGAGGGGCAACCAAGCCACGGCTTCACAGTCCACTTCTCAAGGGCGAAAACAAGCTGCAAGATGTTAAAGATCTATGCGCTATCGTCAAGATGGACTTAATGCCGTGGCAAGAGTTTGTACTCAAGGACATGCTCACTGTGGACAAAAAAGGCATGTGGATCCGTAAGACAAACCTCATCTTGGTGGCTCGGCAGAATGGTAAGACACACTTAGCGCGTATGTTAATCCTTGCACACCTGATTAAGTGGAATACCAATGTGCTTATCATGAGCTCTAATAGAAGCATGGCACTAGACACCTTCCGACAAGTCACTCACCTACTGGAGACAAATGACCACCTTAAAGGATTCGTCAAACAGATCAGACACGCTAATGGCACGGAGTCTATTGAGATGCTCTCTGGAGCGCGCCTTGATGTCGTTGCAGCTACTCGAGACGGATCTCGTGGACGAAGTGTCAACGGGTTACTTTACATCGATGAAGTCCGAGAAATCACAGAAGATGGATTCAGAGCAGCAACTCCAACTACTAGAGCTCACCCAAATAGTCAGACACTTCTTACCTCGAATGCTGGAGATGCGTTCTCAACTGTTCTTAACGACCTTAGAGAACGAGCTATCGACTATCCACCTAAGTCATTCGGATTCTACGAATACTCAGCACCTCAATACTGCAAAATAGACGATCGCAATGCATGGGCTTTGGCTAACCCCTCTTTGGGATACACCATCACAGAGGAAGCGATTGAGGAAGCGATTGCTACTTCACCGATTGAGAACACGCGTACTGAGACTCTTTGTCAGTGGATAGACAGTTTATCGTCACCTTGGCCTCACGGAATTCTCGAGGAGACCAGCGATTCAACGCTTGAGATGGCAGTAGGCGCGTATACTGTATTCGGTTTCGATGTCAGTCCGTCACGCAGGAACGGATCATTGGTCGCAGGACAGTTACTCCCAGATGGGCGGATTGGCATTGGAATCCTTGAGACATACAGCTCCCAGGTTGCTATCGATGAGCTAAAAATGGCGGCAAGTATAAAGGCATGGTGTGACATCTATAAACCGCGCTTAGTCTGCTTTGACAAGTACGCCACACAGACTATTGCAGATCGCTTGGCTAACTCTGGAGTAATTACCGAGGATGTCTCAGGGCAGCAGTTCTACAAAGCCTGCGGTGATCTTCTAGAAGGCTTAGTCAATCACCGAGTAGTTCACAATGGGCAGGCTGAGTTTATCCAGCAGATGAATAACTGTGCAGCTAAGGTAAACGATTCGGCATGGCGCATCATCAAACGCAAGTCAGCAGGTGACATCTCAGCACCTATCGGCATCGCCATGGCAGTAAGCAAGTTAATGATCCCTCAACCTAAGCCACAGATTTATACCTAGACACACCCTATGTAATATGTCAAATGCTTGACATGTGCTACCATTTATGTCTATGGGTAAATTATTGCAAGCCTTTGGTCTAGAATCTAAGCCTCTACTAGAAGCACAGTCTGCGCCTCAAGTTCTTGGCGAGTATTCACCTTATGCAATGCCATTCCAGTATGCATTTGTAAGTAGAGAAGATGCACTCTCCGTACCAGCCTTACAAAGATGCCGTAACCTTTTGGCAGGAACTATCGGAGCAATTCCTTTAGAGCTTTACAAAAAATCTACCAATGAAGAACTCGGTTCGCCTGCATGGTTAGAGCAACCTTCATATTCACAGCCACGCTCTGTCACTATTGCTTACACAGTTGAGTCCTTGCTTCTATATTCGCAAG